AAAAGTAATTTGGCTAGATGAGACGATGCTTACGCCACTTGAGCCAGCATTGGTGTTAATGGTAATGAGGTTTGCGCTAGTAGCACCTGCGTTGGTCTGGGTAGTGGTGTCGTAGAAGTTACCGTAATGGCCTAGCGTACCGCCTGCGCCTGTAGCACCAGTATTACCAGTTACTCCAGTTGGCCCTGTGGGTCCAGTAGTCCCTGCATTTCCTGTAGCACCTGTTGAGCCAGTAGCACCTGAGGCGCCTGACGCTCCAGTGTTACCAGTGGGTCCTGAAGGACCTGTGCTGCCTGTATTTCCAACTGAGCCTGTAGAGCCAGTTGCTCCTGTTGCTCCTGTGATAGATGGTCCAGTGACACCTTGTGCTCCTTGAATACCTTGTGGGCCGATTGGGCCTAATTCAATAATGATTGGTTGTACAGACCCAACGTTATATACATTTGTTTCAACTGGGATTTGTACAACTGAGATTGAGTTTACATCTACGGCCATTATTGCACCGCGCTTGCAGTGATAACGAAGTTGCCAGTTAGGATTTGGTAAACGTTGCTTGCTGAGTCTGTAAGATTAAGTCCGTAGATATAGTTGCCAACTGCTAAAGCATTTGTCTGTGTAGCAGTCAGGGCTAGGTTGACGATACCTTGAGTAGGTGTAAGGGTAATCTTGCCGTTGGCTGTAGATAGTTCAACGATAAGGTTGTTGCTTACGTCGCGTACTTGCATATCTGCGCTGTAGCCTGTTAAGTCTACTGGTAGGTTATTGATTAACCATTGAGGAGCAAGTGCAAATGTAGTACCTTTTACAACTGAGATGTTGTATCTGCCTGGATTCACGTCTCTCCTTAAATGGTTGTGATGTACTGGCCGTAGCCAGCGTTAATTAAAATTGTTCGTTCAACATCTGTAATGTTGTATATGTGGCCACCGAGGTAGTAATAGTCAGCCTCTAAGGTTTGGTCCACGCCAGGTGTGCGGAGTCTAGTTACTGCATTTCCATTAACGAGAAGAGTGTCTCCGCGGGCAATACGATAACGCCACATCAAACGGCCAAAGCCTGCTGGGCTTTCGTCAACCGCTGGTGGTGTAAATTGGTATGCCATATTTCTCCTTGTTAAGGGTTAGCCCCCGCCGAAGCGGGGGACTAACTATCGCTTAATGATTAAGCAGTGTGGATTGAAGATGTTGATTCAATACGGACTAGAGATGCGTCACGGTAACGTGCCCATCCTAGAACGCCGTACCATCCGATTGGACGGAAACGCATCAATTTATCAACAATTGGTCCGAAGATAACGTGTGGTTCTTCGGCAACTGCTTCTGCAAGTGCTTGCTTACCAGCAACGAGTGTACGGAATACACGAACACCACCAGTAGCGTTAACGTATGAAGATGTACCGAAGGTACCTGATGCTGAACCAGCACCTGTACCGTCAGCAAAGTTTGCCATACGTGGAGACTCAACGAACATCGCACCTTCGTAGGTTCCGATTGTTCCTGGCCAGAATTCTGACGCACCAGTCTCTGAGTACTTGTGGTCATCACGCCATCCGCCAACACCTGTTTCTGCGCGCAAGTCGTGTGAAACTTCTGGGTGGATACCAACCCAGTAGTATTCGCCTTGGCGAGGAACAGCCTTGTTAGCACGTAGTTTAGCAACTGCTAAACGGATGTCACGTGACTTGATAACGTCGGTTGACAAGATTGACTTGTTTGTTGTTCCGTTGGTGTATGTACCAGCGAAGGTAGATACAACAGAACCGTTAACTTCTGCAATTGCGTTTGGTCCACCTGTTAGGGTTTGTAGCGCAACTGTGTCAAGAGAGTCAGCCATATTGAACGCGATGATGTCAGCAATTGCTGGGTCAACATCTGATAGTGAGAATAGTTCCAACTTGCGAGTTGCAAGAGAAGCATTACCGTATTCGTTCAGTGTAACTGAAACTTGGGTAGTGTTTCCTAGTGCTACTGCATCTGGGTCAACGTCTTCTGATAGTGGGGTTGTTGCTTGTGCTAGGTCTGTGTAAATCTGGAAGACTACAGAAGAACCTGGCATTGCCTGTTGTACAGGACGCTTGTCTGCAACGTCGCGTACCATTGGTACAGCACGAAGTGCAAACTCTACATAACGGTCATACGCGGTTTGTACTAGGTAGTTTCCTAGCGAACCAGATGATGAATCTGTATATGCGTTGCTCATTGTGTCACCTCTTTCTTAAGGTTTGTGCGGATGGGTTATTTACCGCGAGAGAATCTTTGGCTTGGGTTACCAGTTAATGCGTTTAATTCGTCTATTGACTTTGCTCCTGCGATTTTGGACATTAAGTCCGCATCTCGGCTTGGAGTGTTTGCATTTTGTGTAGCCGCATTGATGCGCTGATATGCAGCGACATTTGCCTTAGTTTCCTCATCGGCTTGAGCAGCCTCTTCAGCCTTGGTAAATCCGAATACATCAGCATTCTCGCTTAACCAAGCGTCTATCTGCTCTGGCGTACTAATATCGCCAGGAATAAACTTGGCGACCTTGTCAGGTACGCCTTTCGTTGCCAATACGTCTTTGACGGAGCGAGAACGAAGGTCGGACTGAATAACAGCCAATTGTTCTGCCAAGTCTTTCTTTTCTTTCTCTGCGCGCTTTAATGCCTTGCGAAGATTCGCAGGACCATTTGCATCTTGTGTTTCTTCGACGTCATCAAAGTCGTCGTCTTCATATTGGTTTGCCATTTGGCACTCCCTTTCGTAGTTGTGACGCAGGCCGCAATTCATCCCAGGGGAAGGATGGTTGGCTCCCACTACCAGTCTTAATTACACGTATTGGATGCTGGTGAATCCATACGGAATCTAGTTATTGCTGTCCTTCTTCGCTTCCCATCAAGGTGCCTTTACCAGCGCCTGATGAACCTGAGAAGGAGGCTGTTTCTTGTACTTGCAAACGCTTTAACTCTGCTTCTGCTTGAGCCTGAGTTTGTGTACCAGGAACGCCAAAGGTTGCTGTTTGAAGTTGTTGTCCAACTCCACCTGGTTGGCTGTATCCTTGATAACGGGCAGCAAGGGATTGAGTGCCAGGCAACTGGCTCGCAACGTTATAGAAACCTTGTTGTGCTTGCGCTTGAGTTACGCCTTGACCAGCCAATTGCATTGCGTAGTTTTGACTAATATTTGCACCAGCACGAGCGGCTTCAGCGCCAACTGTTGCAGCGTTAACTTGTTGTTGAATAACAGGTGCTGCTAGTGATGGGTCAAGCAAATGAAGCGCAATGGCGCCAGTTGTAAGTCCATATTGAGACTGTAGTTGTTGGATAACAAACGGGTCTTCGGATTGAATTGCTTGAGTCGCGGCATTGGCACGCATTGATACTTCAGCAGGTGAAACATCTGCAGCCATTAACTTACCGATAGTATCGTTGTTAATTGTGCTTGCTGGGATTCCAGCCATTTGCAATACTTGTTTGTATGATTGCTCATTGGCAATGTATTGAGATGCAGGAAGCGGGTCTAATCCCGCAGCCAAGCGAAGTTGGTTTCCAGAGAAACGTGCTTGCCATTGGCTACTTAAGCCAGTAATTGCTGCCTGAACCGTAGGGTCAGTTGAGGTTACAGTCTTTGGATTTTGGGCAATGTTAGCGATTGTATTAGCATCTTGGTAACCAGCCTTGAATAGAGTAGTTACATATGTACCAAAGTCTGCTGGCAAACCATAGCCTGCAAGCATTGCATTAAGAGCATTAAGAGCGTTTGTATCGCTTGCAGTTGTAGAAGCAGTTGCTGGACCAGTTGCTCCCGTTGGTGCAGGTGTTGAATATGCTGCTTGATATAAGCCTTGTACTTCTGTATCAACTGGATTTGTTAAATCAGAAATTAAGGCATCTGCGGCAGAGAAATTTAAGTCTGCTTCATTAGCAGCAGTATTTGCCGCTGCAGTGCTAGCAGCCAAAGCCTGCTCGCTTTGTAAAATAGCAGCCATATCTGAATTGGCTGGGGTAATTGGTGCATCTGGCGTATTCATCGCCATTGGGTCAAAATAATCTCTAGCCATTATTATCCAATCACCTTAAAGTGCGCTTAAACCAAAGGCGCTTAGGAATTGGTTACCAAGTCCCATAAGGCTATCTTTGGCGTTCTTTGTATTTAACCAGCGCGGGTCATTCATAACCTGCATACGGAATGTTTCTGGGTCAACCTGCTTTTGCATAGCGTTACGGATAAGTGCTCCGTCGCCGTTAGGGTCAGAAAGGTTAATTGTATCAGGAGATGACTCAAGAAGTCCAGTCAATGTATTTACATATGGGGCGGCAAGCGACTTGATTGTTTGACCAGCATCAAGTTGAGTGTTGTATTTTCCGCCATATAAATCTTTAGCCTTATTGGTTATATCTTGCTTCCAATAGTTTATGTCGGTAGGTGTACCGTTTACTAACCCACCTTGAGCAATTGATTGCGCTGCCTTGTTAAAGTAATCATCTGTACCAGGAAGCGAAAGGTTGCTAAGTCCTTGTTGAGCAGCCCAATCACGAAGTATTTGCTCATTGCTTTGAGCAGCACCGCCTTGAATGGTTGGGTCAATCTTGCCCTTTGAGGCAATGTAATTTGTGATTGATTGTTGGCTAGCGCCAGTGTCATACCACTTGTGAAGAATGTCATCAATAATTCCTGGCTTGGTTGGGTCAAACTGCTTTGTTGATAGCGGATTGTTTGTTTGACCAGGAGTGTATTGAATTGGTTGTAAATCTGGAGATGACCAGTCAAGGCTAATACCAGCCTGTGCTGCATAATTCTTTACATCGGCAAGTGCTTGATTGTATTTTTGAGCATATTCACCTGGACGAGCAAGGCGAGAATCTTCAGCACTTATAAATGAAGAATAAGAGTTTTTGTAATAATTGCTATTTTCATAGATGGCTTGAAAATTTGCTGCAGATAAAGCAGCGCCAGTAGCGCCAAGTGCTTGGTTAAAAGCAGTTTTTAATTCTGGGTTAGAGTCAATGATTGCTGCTTCGCTAGCATATTGCTGACGAAACTTTTGGTAAGCATCTTGATTAGGGCCTGTTGGTCCAGCAGCAGTAGAACCAAGTACTTTGCCAGCAGCATCTACCCAGTTGCCGTTAACTACACTTACAGCGCCTTGTGGTATAGCAGAGGCAATTGGAGATACTGATGTTCCAAG